TTATTCTGAGCGTACAGAATAGTAACACGAACTTCACCCGCTGTTGTGGCGGCAGAGTTTGTTACGGTCAGACGTATATCAGCAGAACCCGTATCTTCCCATGCTAATGCTGCACCCGCTTGAGTGGTCGGGTATTTGCGACCCGCGGTTGTTCCAATAGCGTAAGTATTAAGGATAGATGTCGCACCACCTACGGTGTCACCAACGCTCAGATTAGTTGCATCACTTGACGCGGTAATAACGTCAATCACACAGTCAATAATCTGTGAGTTTGCTGGAATAACTACATTTGTAGTATCGGCAGCAATGGCTCCGCTTGACAAATCAGCAGCAAAGGTTTGAGACATTACGACTTGTCCGACATTTGCGACATCGCTTCCAAGTGTAGTGCCTGTGGTATTTTTGATGGTTCCAGCCTTGATTGGACCAGAAAAAGTAGTAGTACCCATGTCGATCTCCTGTCTGGGTTAGTCAAACACACCATGTGTTTGTCAGGGATACACCTATAGTAATAGATATTTAAACAAAAAGAAAGGGGCAACCGAAGCTGCCCCTAAGTTATACATGAGGAGAATACATGAAGTACCCACCTTATAGCATACTTTATGCTCCGCGAGAACCGTAGATTCCCAATGGATCTGATACACCAAAGCTGTAACGCTCACGCGCTTTGTAGCGCACGTTACCAGTGTCAAAGTCACCATCCATGCCTGTTTGCATAGCGGTACGGACAAAGTGCTTCATGCCGTTAGGCACATCAGTTGTGATGAAGAAGGCATCATTGTCTGTCAGATAGTGGTTCACCGCATAACCCTCTGGGATAGACCCGTTTGAGTTAAGTGCGTTGATATCATTATCTGCTGTACCAACACGCAAAGTTGTTTCCAACAAGCGAGTTGCAACAAACATCAATGCTGGTGGAATGACCAACTTGCGAGGGCGAGCAGCGATCAATAAGCCACGTTCATCAGTAAACGCGGCGATATCAATAACAGCTTGCTCAAGCGAAGTTTCATTCAAGTCAGCATCAGTTGAAGGGCGGTTAGCGTTAGTGGTGCCCTCAACGGTTGGGTGCGCTGTGCTAAACAAAGTAACGCCATCACCTGAGTTAAAGGTGGTGAAGCCTGTGTTCAACAAAGAAGCAGCCTTTGTTTGCTTTGTGTACGCCATACCACGGGCAAGAGCCTTAGTATAACGAGCAGAGAGCGAATCATAAAGATTGTCTTCCATAGCCTCTTCTGTGATAGAAAAGCCCATTGCAACAGTCTCATGGTTGTAACGCGCAGTGAATGATTCCTGTGCGTTATCATAAGAAATTGAAGCACCTTCTGCTTTCACAGGGGCGGCTCCAAATCCGCTCAATTTAACTTCCTCTTCAAAGCTACGCTCTGAAGTTTCAGTTTCATAGATCTCAGCATGTTCGTCTTCGTACTTGCCGTACTCCAAACCAAACAATGCATTCAGACCGGGGAGTAGCTCTTTAAGGAGCTGGGCGCGTGAAATAGCCATAATTTAACCTCCTTATAAGCCTACGTTATTGGTCATCTGGTGAGCGCCCGGATTGAACTTTACAAGTACATCTGGGAACGCATCAGCAGGATCTGACACATGTGAAACAACACGGAACGCCGCTGCGGCAGTCTTTACCGTAGCGTCCAATGCAGATGTAGAGTTACCTGTTGTGGTATTACCAGTTGAGGTAGACTGCACTGCTGCAAAGAATGTGTTTGTACCGATGATTGTTTGCGCTCCTGTACCATCAAGCTGGGCTTGAAATAGTACGTTTGGATCGTCAACAACATACGCTTTAATAGCATCACCATTGGAAGTTCCAGATGGATAATACTGTGCTTGGACCGTTTGGCCCGAAGAGTTTACATACTCACAACCAACGAAAACGCCAATAGCGCCAACGCCTGTTGTTCCTGAGATGCTGTTAGATGTCAGGTCTGAACCTGAACCAGTTGCGAGTGCGATGTAACCATCAGCCCCAATGATAACAACTTGCCCATAAAATAGGTTTGTTGCTTCTCCAGCGGGGTCAATGAGATACTGATTGGTCGCACCAGCATACGGCATTCCGTCTGCGCGGCGCACAGGTTTTAAGCCGTAGGGAGCTGCTGTAGTAGCCATTCTCTCATACTCCTAGAGTTTAAGTTGCGACAAGCTCCCCAAAAGGTTACTTGCCAAATGAAGTTCTCGTACTCCGCTCTGGATTTAAAACGGGCATACGAGGATCTGATTGTTTCAGATAAGAATTGTCCACAGCTTGCATCTGGCTTTGTGCCATTTCCAACTGCTTTTCAACCCTAGCCTCAACTTGTTCAGTGGCGTTTTGACAAAGCAATAAACCACCTACCTCAATGCCATCCTGAAATCGTGAGTCGATATCAGAAATAACTTGGAGGTTCGGATGCTCCTCTTTACGAACAGGTGTCCACCCTTCACGAAATCTGGAAGAAACATTCTTGTTATCCGTATTCCCCAAAGTAGAAGTGCGAATCCAGCGGTAGCTAATGCCAGCACGGGGTTCGGGGGTTGGTAACATAGTAGGTCTTTCCCATGACACTTTGCGCTTGACCGCATCGCGGTCACTGTTACTGCGTGAAGTTCTGTTACTCATTTGGATTGATCCTTTAATAACTGCGCCACATATTGCTCATTTGAGAGTCCAAGCCGCTTGGCGAGAGAGGCTTGTGTTGAGGTTAATCGCACTGTGCGTGGCTTCTTCGTCGTTCTTGACGGTGCGGCGACCACGGAGCCTGCCTGACGTTGGGGTGCTTCATCCTCAGTTTTCCCATCATCAAACTTATCTGGAAAGACCTTTTTCATGGCCTTGTCTATTTCATCATAGTAAGAATCGCTTCTTGGATCAATCCCTGATTGTACAAGCCGCTGATGTACACCATAAGCGTAGCCGGTCATCTCGGGATCTTTTTCAAACCAAGTGTTTCTTTTACCCCACTCCAAAGCTTTCTCATCAGGTTTGTTAGCCTGCGCAGTAGGCTGTGTATACTGCGGCGTGGGTTGGGGTGCAGGTCTGGGAGTGGGTCTGTAATTATTAACCCTATCCGCCTCTACCTTTAGCGCGGTTAGCTGTTCTTGCGCTGCTATAAGAGCATCGGGATCTCCAGATTCATACGCGGCTTTGTAAGCTGTTTTTGCCTTATCTAACTGGGCTTCGATACGCCCTTTAGCCTGCCCTATAAGCGTTTCTTCACCCTGCTCAATAGTTTTTCTAAGCTTTTCATTCTCGGATTTAACCTGTTGTGCATATCGAAGGGCTTCCTCTTGGAGTTGCAGCGCTTCTTGTCTAGCGCGCTCTTCGTCACGATACTGCTTTGTAAGCTTATCAATACGCTTCTGTACACCTGCGGTGTACTCTTCTATCTCTGCATCAGAAGAATCCGCCGCTTCTTTTTCGGGTTTAGCGGGCTTTGCCTCTGTTTCAGTAGCCTCGTCAGAAACCTCTATTTCAAAAGATTCATCCACAACATCTTGTGTTGCAGGTGATTCGTTTTCAAGATCTTGTTCCGTAAGCTCTGCTTTATCTGCCAAATTATTCATACCCGTGTGTACCCCCGTGGATCTTCGACAACCGCCTCAACTGTGTCGTCGTTTATAAGCCTAAATTCTTTGCCGTGAATTTTAAACCTTGTTCCTGAATAAGATCTAAATATTACAAAGTCACCTTCTTTGCAGTAGGCTCCGTTTGGAAATCTGTCTTTATCAGAATACGCATCTGGCCCAGTTTTCATAACAAACCCTATAATAGACGCGGTTTCTTCAGCCTGACGCAATTGATCAGGCATATATACCCCGCCTTCGGTCTTCTCGTTTACTTCAACTGTGCTGATGAGAACTTTGTAGCCTTTAGGTTCTGGTAACTGAGTCGCTACTTTTTCTTCAGTTACTTTTTCGTCTTTATACATTTTATATACCTTGCAGTGATTAAGGTTCACAGAAACCTTGCACGGACCACCCGTGAAGCCCCCAATTACGAAATAGAACAAACAGATTTAATCTGCAATAAATCTTTGCTCTAGTTCACTTAAATCGGCTTCAAGTAACTTTAAAGCCTCATATCTCCCGACAAGTCTACTATAAGCATCCATAGTTTGCGCTTGGCCGCTTGCCAAGAACTGTTCTATTTCTACCTTATAGTCGGTGATACTACGTTTCATCAACGCAATAACTGTATCATCCATCCCCCTTACCTAACTCCTTTGCTAGTTCAACTCCCAGTTTTGCCCCAGCCTGCTGATCCGCACGTTGGGAATTATCAAGATCGGTTGCAAGCTTAACTCCCAGCTTAGCCCCCTCTCTTTGATTGGTGGCTTTTATCTTCTCAGCTTCAAGCTGAAGTTTAGCCGTATCTAGTTGCATCTTATGCTGAAGCTCTTGCGCTTTTAACTGAAGCTCTTGCTGCTGCATCTGAACTACAGGGTCTTGCTGCTGCGCCTGTGCTTGCTGCTGCGCTACCTCTGCCTGATCTTTCTTCAAAAGCTTCTCTGCTGCATCTTTTGCGAGTCTGGAGATCTCTACCTCCACATCATCTGGTAGCGGCTGATCCTCGTCTGGCATCTCCACGCCCAACATCTTTTCCATTTCCCTACGGTACTGGAACGCAACATGCTCAGTGATATGCGCAGCCATAGCCTGCTGAATTACTTGCGCAAACGGCGATTGTCCTACCATCTGCATTATTTTGGGATCTTGCGCTGCCGCCATATGAACCGCTAAGTGCGCTTCGTGATCCTGATATTTGAACGCCTTGACCGGCTCTTGTTTAAGAATCATCATATTCTCAGTAACAGGATCTGCGGGTTTTATATCTTCAGGCAGTTTAATTATGTCATCCGCGTCTTGGATGCCAAGAACCTCTAACATCTGTCTATGTAACTTACCCATATCGTATAGCTGTGGTGCCTGCTGCGCTAACTGTAACGCTGCCTGATACTGCATTATACGCTGTGCCATAGTGGCGGCGTTAGGATCAGACACAGGTATAACATCTATACGTTTGTCAAAATCGGCTTTTCTGCTGAAGTCTCCATCAACTTCGTAAGCATACTCATCAGGCATGTAGTCATGCACGATCTTAGACAGAAGTCGTAACTCTTTTTTCATGGCAGCATGAAGGCGAGCCTGTACACCAGACATCACTTTCATCGACCGCTCCAAGAGGGCAAGAGTTGTGCCCACGGGTGCCTGTGCGTTCATATCTCCTACTTGGATGTCTGCGACTGAGCCAATTCGGCGTCCCTCTTCGACAATATTTCCAAGTAAAGAGTACAATACGCTTGATGGCTCTTTGTAAGGGATAAACGTAATCGAGTCACGTATGGCACCGCCCGGTACGTCCACATCCCTAAATTCACCCGGCATAAGAGGAGTGTCGTCCCCCTTAATACGCATACCGCGAGCTTTAAGCCCTGCTGGCAAATTCGACAGTGTACCAGCATCAACCAACTGGCGAAGGATAGAGGTAGCCGACTTAGCAAGGCCACCAATAAGATGAATAAGCCCCGTTCCATAAAACCCAAGGCCCGGAAGATAGCGGTAGTGAACAAAGTGTAGGCGCTTTTTCTTCTTAACGTCATCCTCGTACCAATTCTTGCGTATAGACAATATCTCGCGTGACGACTTATCTATAGTTATTACATAAGGTCTAGCTATCTCATCAGAATCATCAAACCCTTCGGGCATGTTAATTGTGACGTGCATTTCAAGAATTGTATAGCGGTCATCGTTCTCCATGACCGCGCTTTCGCCATCAAGCTCGTCGTATTTTTCTTGGATGTCAGAAAAATCTGGAGCAGGATCACGCAAATCTATATCTCGGTAGAACCCAGCTACTTGTAACTCAAGTATCTCGTTCTTGGTTTTCTTCATAACATGCGTATACCGTGGGCAAGTCATAAGATCTGTGGCCCCATAGGACGCTACAAAATCCTCTGAAGGCACAAACACCGCACATGGTCTATCCATAAGCGGATCGTAATAAACCTTTTTAAACGCAGACCCAGCGAGTGGGAGCTTAAATAACATTTGCTCCATCTCATCGCGGTATTCTGTCATCTCCTCAGTCAGGAGATAGTTCATTTCATTCTGCACACGTTCTGCTTGGTCAAACTTCTCTGGGGTTAGTTTACCCATAATTTTACTTTTTACAGGCCCCGCTGCGGGAAATAACTCCCCCATAGCCTGCGCTTGGAATCGTACAACAGCTTCAGTAAGCACAGGGTGAAACACCCCAGAAGCTCCAGCCCAAGGCTGCTGGCGTTCTTCAATCTTCATCCCAAGTAGATCTAAGCCTTTTACATAGGCTCTAGCCCAATCGGCACGGGACTCACGGTCAGCCTCAAAATCAGACACCAACTCAGAAGCCATAGCCTCTAAATCAGCCTCGTCTATAAATTCGGCAAGATTAGAGTCGTGATCTTGGCCCAGCAGTTGCTCAGACAAGCCACCTTCAAAATCAATTATAACCCCACCATCCTCGGTCTCCATAGACACAGCTTCTGGGTTTATAACTTCGATAGTAAGTTCTTCTTCTGTAGGATCTGTCTCTATCTCTAAATCAGAAGGAACTAAAGGTTTTTCTACAGCCATGTGCGCTCCATAAGCGTTGCTTGTGGGTAACTTATCATTTTAATCCCCGGCGGTCTAGTGTCGAGGTGGGCAACTTGGGGGAAGTCACCACACCCCGACTAAGGCACTGGGAGGGGTGCCCCAATTATTCTTTAACTTAGACGGACTGTTGAAACAAATAATATATTCCTGTACTAACAAATCATGGATAACATGTTGATTTGGAACATCGTGCTAACTTTTGTGGTCCTACCTATAGGGTGGTGGGCCAATCAAATTGCATCTGAAGTCAAACGGCTCAACATATTGTTAAACATGACAAGAGAAAACTATGTAAAGCGAGAAGATCATTCTGGGGAACTTGGGAGAGTTGTCGATCATCTTGTAAGGCTAGAAGCCAAAATAGATAAACTTGCAGAAAAATAGGGGGAGATAGGCATGGGATATGTTCATCTGCGCCCTAACCGCTATATTAGCTAGTCAAAGCCCGACTATAGGTCTGCACCAGACCTGTGAGTACAGGTGCCCTAGAGAAGTTTCACAATTCTATCACCAGTATCCAGCCAAGGTCAGGGTTCCTTGGAAGCACTTTTGTCCACCGTATATTGTTGTTGGTAGGGGTAGGAAAACATGATTGACCCATTTACAGCGCTTGCCGCTGTGAAATCTGCGGTGTCAGCGGGCAAAGAACTCGTCAACGTCACCAAGCAGATTGGTGAGTTTTTCGACGGCGTGGATGAATTACGCGCTGCGCACGAGAAAAAGAAAAACAGTTTGTTTTCTGGAACCGATGAAAACGCGATGGAGACTTTTGTGAATTTACAGAGGGCCAAAGACGCCGAAGAAGAACTTCGTCAAATCGTCATTGCAACCAGAGGGTTCAGTGCGTGGGGCGAATTGCAAGCTATACGAGTACAAGCGCGAAAAGATAGAAAAGCAAGGCTTGAAGCGGAGCGGAAACGCAAGGCAAAATTGATTGAACGTATTGTTGTTTACGGTGGCGCTACAATTATCGTTTCTATTTTGATAGGTATAACGGTTGTTATTATTTTAGCCAAACAGGGACGGTTATGAGTGACGGTCTAAGCGGTGTGGGGTCAGCCCCATTTAACGTGCAGTCAGACATACACCAGCAAACGCAGTCGCGTGAGCGTATAGAAGCGCATTTGGCTGAACAGAGGGTAACAAAAGAACACAGAGCCAACCACGCGCATCTGGAGGCGCTCAGAGAGCAAAGACTAGATCTAGGCAA